CATTGATTAATTTTTCATCCCTAAAGTAATTGAATTGAATAGTTGAAATTTCTTTCTGAGCCTTTGGCATCCATTCGTTCCCATCGGTAACCTTTGCTCTTTGTAAAGTCCCTTGAGATATCTTACGAGATTCAAAAAACTTAATCACTGAATCCGACAAGTCCGTTTTGTTCTTCCATTCAGGGACTTTATATTCAATGTTGCGTTCTTGTTTCAATTTACCTTTATGTCCGCAATGCGCACAAAACCAAACTTGTTTGTCTAAATTTACTGATAAACATTTATCCGTTTTCTTTTTGCGTTCATGGGAACACGCTGGGCAAGTAGTCTGCACCTCTCCTGAGGTCTTACTTGTTTTTAGTTCTATTCCGTAGTCTGAGTATGTCATAGTTGTTTTGAATTGTGTATTTTACCATATGATTTCCAATGTGGTTCGTTATTAGGGATATTCCCTGCTCCTATTATTTCATCGTTCCAACTTTTTTGATTTAAGTATGCTGATGGGTCTTTGCGATATTGTTTATCAGGTCTTGCAATTTTATATTTAGGTATATGAATAAATATTAATTCAATTTCACTATCCTTTAAATCATCAAACTTAGATTTTATCTTATCTTTATCTCCAACCTTCTTATCATACAAATCCCAAAAACTATCAAACAATATTTCTTTTTCTTTTAACTCTTGCTCTTTCTTTTTAGATTCATCTTCATCTTTAGATTCATCTTCATATTCATATTCATATTTACGAACCATTCCCAAAGCCTTTGAAACCCTTTCGAACTGTTCCTCTATGCTTCCATTTGTAGTGTCTATTTTATTGAAACTCAATTCATTGGGTAATTCATTAAATATGGCTATAGCAGATTTCTTCATGTTTGGATTATAATTTTGATGTTTCATATAATTTACCAATAAAACCCAATTTCCAACTCTTTTAATCCTTTTAAACCCTTCCAAAGCCTTTAAAATCTTTTCTAAGTCTTGTATTGGGATACCCGTTTCAAAAGACATTTTCTTGGAAGAACTTTCATAAATCCCCAACATATTAGTTTTTTCATTAGTTATTAAATATAAAAATAATAACTTCTCATTTGGCTTTAAATCCTCAATAAGAGGGTCACTCCAAAAGCCAGTAGATACACTTCTTAGTTTACTCATAATTAAAAACCCTCCTCAGTTAAAAACCAACCTGAACGTTCAGTAAACTTTATACCGTCAAAATTATAGTCATAAGTATACACTTGTAAATCTTTTATAAAATCTGATAAAAAAGTAAAATCATCACTTTTTGAAATAGTTTTCCCAACTAAAACAATTTTAAAATTAATTTCTTTATTAATAAATTTCTCGTGCTTATAAAAATACCTTTTTATACCATTAATATATCTACTTGCTTGAAGTAAAGTATCAGTATCTATTAAGTTTTTCTTAAATTCGTAAACAGTTATATTTATAACTGGGATAGTGTAATGTGTGTCCTCTAAATATCCTTTGTTAATGGTAACCATATCAGCAATTCCATAGTTTCCTATTCTTAATTGCCTAAATCGTTTGCCTCTAACATAAAGACCTCTTTTGCGTAAATCATTTGAGCTTGTTTTGAAGATAATATCTTCTAAATTTTTTTCTAAAAATTCCATTTTTTGTTTAATAAAAAAAGCCACTATTCGCAGATGGAGTAGGATTCCAATCTGCAAATGTGGCTAATATCTTGTTATTTAAAGAAGCATCCTACACTTCATAACGTTGCAAAGATAAACTAAATAATTAACTTTCCAAATTATATTTTATTATTTTTTATCAAATAGTCCATTACATGAACATTTAAGTTAAAATGAAAACCCTTGTTAGCTACCATTAGTGTGTCCATCCAGCATAATTTTGAATTAATATGAACTCTCATAATTGGTTTAGTTTTAAGTACAGTTGTCAAAACGCCTCCAAACCAAAAAAAACATGAATCTTTTTCAGTATAATATAAGGTATCTGAGCCTCGTTCAAAGTACTTAGGTTCGCCCCTAAGCCCGTCAATTATTTGACCTCCAATACTACCCCTTGAGCAATGATTTAACCTCATTTTATTTATGGTAGTATCCCAAGAAACTATAACTTGATAGGTTTTGTTTTTAGGTTTGATAAAGATTTTTTCGCACCCACCTATTACTAATAGAGAAAGTGCTATGATTATTATTTTTTTCATTTTTAATTTAATTTATAAGTAAATTCTTTTTTATCAAGGTTTCCGATTCTTTGGCCAACTCTTTCTATTTTACCTTGCTCAAGTAGAGTGTTGAAACTTCTGCGATAAGATGTTATAGGCGTTCCGTGAGGCAATACATTAGCGTTATACATAAGCCAAGCACTATTCATTCCGTTAGGCTTAAAAGCGTTTAAAATGATTTGGTCTTGCTTCAATGTTTTTTCTTTTGAAGCTTCCAGTTCTTTCCCCGATTCTTTAATCGTGTTGAAAAACATACCGATTTTTTTAACTGTGATTCTCATTTTGAATATTTTTAAGTTCTTGTTTAATAGATTTTCGCCACTTTGCAAAGCGTTTAGAAGTTAGTATCTCGGCTCTAATATTGTAGAGGTGTTGATACTTGAACCCCTCAAGCATTACACTTGAGGAGGTTTCGTGAGGTTGTTCGGATAGTAGTTGTAAAAAGTTCATAAGTGTAGATTAAAAAGGAAGCGAATCGCTTAAATCGTCTTGTTTTGATGTTTCTAAAGTCGGGGCAGGTGCATCACTCCAAACTCTTTTAAGGTTACCTAAGTAAACTTTTTTAGTCTTTGCTTGTCTTTCCTCTTGACTCTGAGAGATGGTTAAACCTGCAACATTGCCGTACTGGTCTACTTCATTGTTGATTGAAATGTTGATGTTTAAAAACTTAGCGGTTGAACCGTCTTTCAAAGTTACTTCTTTGATGTTTTCTTTTTTGATTAGGTTCAGATTAATTGAACCGGATAGGATTTCTGCCATGATTAATTTAGATATTGATTTTTTGATGTTGGTTTCTTTGAGTGAAATTCAGTTGCACAATCAACTGAAGCTTGAAATAGTTCTATGTGTTCGGGATGTTCAAATAAAAAGTGTGCAATAGCGGTATATTGTTGCTCAGGTGTACCGTTATATGCAATTGAAAGAGTCCCGTCGGGCGCAACACCCATAAAAATTGCACCTATTTCAGAGTCTTTAATGTAGTTGTCAAATGCTTTGCCTATTTGTTTTGAGGCTTGTTCTAATTGTTTGTTCATTATAATTTAATTTGTTTAATTGTTTCGGTTAAAAGTTCTTTGTCTTCGGTAGGTACTTCAAATTTAAAGATGTTTAGGTCTTTAAACTCTCCGCCTGGTAGTATGTAAGGTATCTCCTCGTTTGTAGCTGATGCTAACCAATAATATTTGTAAAGGTCTTGAGCGTCTACATTCTGAGCCTCATGTTTGATAAGCCCTAAGTCATCTTCATACGGGCAATATACGATTAATTCTGCAAATTGCTTGTCTAAAAGTATTGCATTGCTCACAAGTTGCCAGTAGTATTCAGGTCGCTCATATTTAAAAGTATCTATATCTTGAATGTCGACAAGTTCTACAAACGATTTCAAAGTAAACGGACATTTAATGTCAATAACTGAATCATTAGTATAACCGTCAGGACTTCCACACCAATAGTCAAAGTCGGGATGTTTGATTGTTTCATCAGAAACTAAAGAGTATTCACGCCCTAATTGATTAAAAACAATTCCCTCCAGGAGATGCCCCCATGATGTCGGCTTAGATGTTGTTTCGTTGCTCAAGCTTCTGCCTAATCTACGCTCATAAGATAACTCGGTTAAGTATGTTTCTCTTGGCTTCTTGCTCCCCATTAATTTATGGATGTTGCTTGAACTGATATTGCCGATGCGGTTTTTGTTAAGTTGTATGCTCATAAGTTTTTAAGATATTCAAATTGTTTGTTAAAGGATTTTACTTCGTTGTTTTCTATAACCCTTAAAGTGTTTAGTATTTCATCCGTTGGCATCATATCCCTTTTAAGATTAAACAATTCGATTAACTGTTCTTTCAAATCTAATGGATTTGCATCCACTTTAAAAGCCATTGTATCTTTGCGGTTAAGGTCACATCCAAATAACTTTCCAAAGTGGTCACACGCATCCTTAATAGCTAAGGTTTTAGCAATCGGATATGCCATAGACAAAGCTCCGTTGTTTATATTAGCAAGGTCAGCAGGAGAAGTCCCTTTCGCAGTTTGTAACTGGACTGCACCGATGCCGTCGTGATACATCATAGTCGCTTCAGTTGGATGAAAGTAATGGACTCTGACAGTAACCCAAACTCCATTAAAGGAAGTCCCTTGATTAGTAATCTCGATTGCATACTTTTTGAATATCTTTCTCAGCATAAACTCCACTTTGTCGATTGGAATATACTTGTGACCTTTAACAAAAGGGTGTTCTTTAACCCACTCCTTTTTAGGTTCTTGATTAAGGAGTAGGTTCAATTGGTCGTTCTTGTAGCTTACAAGTGCATTTTCTTCATGCAGTTCTTGAATTGTAGGTAGATTGCTCATAAGCTTAAATGTTTAAAAATTGTTTAGTTTCTTTAAGCCTAAGATTAAAAACTTGCTCAGTTATTTCAAGTGAACTTTCTAATAAGTTGTTCTGTACTGAGCCGATTGATAATAACGGAGATTTTTCATAAGGTAAAACACAAAGGCATCTTCCTTCAGGTAGTAATTTGAAAACGCCCTCACTTTGGTTAGCCCAGTACTGAGGCACGTCTAATTCCGTTTCGATTGTTTTGTTGATTGTTATTTTCATTATAAGTATAATTCGTGGTTTTGGTAAACGTCGTTCATTGCATCATGTGACAAAAGTTCAAGTGACATTTCAAAGGCTATGTACTCGGCAGTTTCCTCAGACCATAATGCTCTATTCACTGAATCTAATTTGCGGTCACCGTCAAATCTAACGCCCATAAATTTAAAATCAAAGTGGAAGTCACCATACATATCGCAACCTAATATCTTAATGTAAATGTCTTGGTTTGAGAAAGTATAATGCTCTTCAAGTTGTTCAAACTCTTCGGGAGTAAAGCAATCGTTTATACGATTCTGAAAATGCCAGTTGTTTTTAGGTGTGTACATTATACAAGATAAATTAAAAGGTAAAATACATAAGTGAATAATAATGCTAAGGTAAAGATACCTAAAGCGATGTTTTTTAATTTGTTTTTCATAGGGCAAAGATACACTTTATTTGATATTTTAAACATTAAAAGTGTAAATAGTCTAAAGATATTTGTAACTATGTGAAAATTAGCTGATTATTTTTTAGAAAGAATCATCTTGGCCGATAAAACCCACGCATAAAACTGCACCGATAAGGTAAATTAATAGGTAAATCATAAGTTGGAGGGGTTACGTTCGCATTTATTAAGGCAAGTACACTCAACATACGAAGATTCAAAACAAGTATGCTTATTGCCGTTGTATCTTAAATGTTTATTCCGCCTATGGTGGTAGGTGTAACCAATCTTTAGAAACCTAAACCCGATTAAAAGCATGTTTAAGTTTTTATTTCGGTAAAAAGTAAATGTCGGGATTAAATAAATGAACCCTGCATCCATGTCCTTAGTTATTTGGTTTAGCATATTTATAAGTTAAATAAAACATTGCAATTGTCAAAATGATTCCAAAGATTAAACCAATTTTAAACCGATTCCACCAAGAAATAGGTTGCTTAATTACTTTGGTTTGGAATTTATGTTCAAAGATAGTATCCTTTTGACTTACGAATTGTGTCACTTCTCTTTCTTTCCATTTAATATAGGTAACAACTTTAATTCCGTTTTTAAGCGTGGCTATTGTATCAACCCTATTGATTGTATCAAACTTAATAAAAGTATCGTGAGAGAACCCTCGTATTGTGTCATACTTGGTTATTGTACTGTCTGACAAGTAGCCCCATTCTTTAAGCTTACTTATTTTTCTTTCTGCTCTATAACTTTGGCAACTTGCCAGTAAGCAGATTAGTGCTAAGATTAATATTTTTTTCATTTTAATAAATTTTTAATTGTTAAAGGTAAAATCCCCTCAGACACCAAAGGTTTAATCGTTGACTTTTGAAGATTTGCAAATGATACAAATTCAGTTTGCCCAAAGTGAACGGTATATCTCCATTGGTACTCTACTATTTTAACCATTGCGTATTTCTTTTTAAGTTCGGTTTCAATCAGGCTTAAATATTCTTGTTCGGTCATTTTACAATAAATTTTACACCATCAATCTCCACCGATTTAACCGTTTTTTTCTTTACTTGGTCATATGCCCATTGCGTAGTCTTACCATTGGCGAGGGCAAAGTTTCTAACTGTTATTAAGTTCTTAATCATATTTGCAATATTACACCTTTAAACTCACAATGCAAAATTTATTTTTATATCGGATATTGTGGCATAAAAAAACCCCCCATTTCTGAGAGGTCTTCTTAACTTATGAAAAACAACAACTATTATTTAAGGCAAAGATACTAAAATGTATCCTTTAATCTGCGACATTTTTCTAATTCTTTTACACACCTCATACCCCTCTCTACTTCCCGTATCGTTCGTATTACCCTCTATGGTGTGAATACTTAAACCGTCTATCCTTTCAACAAAGCCAGTATGTCCTAAACCTTTGCCAAAGTCCATTATAAAAATTGAGCCTACTACTGGAGTCAATGACTTCTTTTCTTTTGGTGTTTTATTCCATTGGGCCAATACTCCTCCCGTTTTAAAAAGGTTCACCCCTGCTTCTTTACAACACCAATAAACAAACGCCATACACCATGAAGCGGGGAAATTGATCCCGACACTGTTAAGATACTTTTTAACGTCTGCACCCCAATTACTGCCCTTTGGGACTTCTTGGACTCCTATTTGTCCTATTGCTATTTCTATGTGTTTCATGGTGTATAAACGTCTTTTTCTTTTCTATAAAATGTATCGATGTAAATTTGTAAAAAACCTAATGCCGTCATCCAACACTGTAATGCGAACTCAACATCGTGAATCCCTGCCTTTGTAAAGAACATCGGTAAAAAGGTTGCACCTCCTAAATATATCATTGCCTTTCTTAGCAAAGATAGGTATCTCGGTGTATTAGTTTTTCTTGTCATGTTTTTTCTTGAATAATTGTATTAATAATTGTCCGATGTTTATCTCTTTTAAAATATGAACGAATAGTCCTGCACTTACTGAAAAAATAAACGTGACTAATTTATCAGTCATGTCGATTTTATGCCCTAAAAAAAGGAACAAAATAGTACCGCAAATCCCCCCGATGTGGTTCTCAATGTTGTGTGCCATAGATATTGCCTGATAAATCATATCATTGAAAGGCCTAAAGAAACTCCGACTGCTATAAATTCTTCATACCGTTCTCGCCAAATTTTAACACACCAAAAAAATATAAATTTTAATTTCATGATTCAATTGATTTTATTGAGTGGTCTTTTTCGATTAAGTTTAGAATCCAATTTAAAAGTTTTCCTGCTAAAGAAAGTTTCCCTTTAATCAAATTCTTACCTAAAACACTGGATATTGTTTCATCGGGATTGCCGAACTTATGACCGCCTTTTTTAATTAAAATATCGTTAAACAATTTAGCAAGATAAGTGTTTGCTTGTTGGTCATCCGCAATCGCACATTTAAAAAGGTATCCGTCTAATTCTGCATACCCGTTTTTAAACAACGTCAATAAGCACGAATAAGTAAACCCAATAGGGTAGAATATACATTTAAGTATTAAAGCCGTTAGATATAAGATTAATCCTTTCATAGTACTATTATATTATTATTATTTACTTGTAACGCTACATAGTCCCAAAGTGGCATTAAAGAGCGTTTTAAACTTTCGTAATCGCCTGAGTCTAATTCAGCCCTAAATTCCAACCATTGAAAGTAAGCTAAGTTTACAACCCTTATACTTTGATAAGTGTCTAAAGGGATAATAAACCCACTTAAAATAAACATATCTTCAGGGAATGCCCATTGGTATATCTCAGGGATTTCAACTGCATAAGGACTTAAACTTGGGGCGGTAAAATCAACCTCAAAAACTTTAGAATCTAAATCAATAGTTTCATAAGTTAAAGTTTCAAATATTTCAGGGAACTCGTTTAAAGCGTTTTCACTTGTAGCAAATTTCCCTATGTGTTCGCCACTCAAAATGGGAGCAGCATAAAATACTAAATTATCTTTTTTACTTAAATTATATTGATTAGTGTTAATTATTATCATAATTGTTGTCTATTTAATGCTAAATTAAAAGCTTGTACTCTTGTATTAAAGTTGCCTAATTGCGTATCAGTTAATCCTTGCCCAAACCAATACCCCGAATATGTCCTTGCAGCGTGTAGCGTATATCCTGATAATCCTGCACTTATCGCAGCACCTAATGTTAAAGGTAATGTATTTGGTAACGCTGGTTGTCCATCGGCAGTGGTGCTTACACTTATTAAATTAGTTGTATTTCTAATTGATTTATATGCACTACCTAATCTATTAACAATAAAAAAAGATGTATCTGCCCCACTATAAGCAACTGCTTGTGCTGAAAATATACCGCATCTATGGTTAGAAGTAGAATATTTAATACTTAAATGAATACCTGAATTGAATGCTGCATAATAACCTATATCTACTGTGTTCGCAGTTGATGTGCCACCTTGAGAATAGCACCCAAAATTAAATTCATACCCAGTTTTAAATTGTCTTGGATTAGCATTAATATAAGCTACATTTGATGAACCATTCATCACTACACCTAATTCATTATGCGTAGGACTACCAACAAAATAAAGAATATCCTGCTCAAATGTTGTAGGATTTTTTAAGTTCCATTTATGTTTTGCAGCCGTACCGCCAACAAATGGGAAAAAACAATATAATTTCTCCCATAGACCATCAGTAATTAATCCATCTACTAAATTTGTAATTGCAGTTCTTGCTTGAGCATCCGTATATCCCGATGTAGACCAATCGGTTTCTTTACTTAAAAAGAAATCAGCGTAATCATAGGTTTGCCAATTTAAAGTAGTATTTGCACTTACTGAATTTGTAAGCAAAGTATTGCCAAATCTATCAACCGTCCCAACATCATATGCAGTACTTGGTACAATCCATTCAGTTCCTACTTTACTACCTACTTGGTTTCCTGAACCATCTTTAACTAAGATGTTAGACGTTGCCCCACTTGGATAAGGAGAGAACGCTGATGAGTTAATTGTTATTGTGGAATCAGGGGCAGTAATATCCGAACTTCCCCCACTTGCAATACTTGTAGTTGACAATGTAGTCCCTAAAGTATTCTTAAGTACTGCTGAAGCGTTTGGACAAGATGCCGTAACAACCCAATTACCACTAACCAAAGACCCTACTGGAGTTCCAAACCCGTCCACTACTGCAATATCCTCAGTTCCTCCACTCGCTGCACTCCCGTAAGCAACACCATTAATTGTTATTATTGCAACTGGGCAAGAACTTGTCGGAGGTGTTGGTGTTCCCGTAGTTGGAACTGCACACTCATTGTAGTCAAAATCAGCCGTTACGCTAACAGTAATTAAATGCCCTGCAATCCTATCTTTAAAATCATGAATAAAAGGAGTTAAGGTGTTATTCTTGTCTAAGTCAACATCTCTATTTATGTTTAAAGTCGCTAAAAGGTCTAACCCAATTTGAAAAGTATCCGATTCAACTTCGACTTTATTTGCATCCCCATCCTCAAGCCTATCTCCGATTAAGATATTAAAATTGTAAGTTATCTCATTGCCTGAAATATTAGATGGTTGTGGACTAACCCAAAACAAAGGATAAGTTGTAGCCGTAGACGAACTAATTTCCGATAGGTCACCATATCCATAGTCTTTAATCTGCAAATGGTTATCCGCAAAATCTTTAAAATACTTGTAAAGAATGTTTTTAGTTATCATTTCTTTTTCTCAATATACACCATTAACTTTTGTAAGTTCTTTTTAGTGATTTTCTTATTAGCAATCTTTACAGTATGGGTAGTATTTTCGTTCATTGTTTTTTCTTCTTGACCTGCCTAAATAAATTCCAGTATTGTATCCTAATTCTCTTGATTGAATGTCTTGAGCGTTGTTATTTCCACTCATCCACAAAGGATAAGAGGTGTTATATTCGCTTAAATAACCGCTTAGTCTTTTGCCGTAAAACTCAGCCATACGTCCCCATTTTTGTTCAATCAATTCTAATTCTCTTTGGCTTACAGGTTGTTGGTTATCTGAATTTTGGGTTACGACTCCTTTATTAGAGAATCGGTAGTTAAATATTATTGCCCCATCAGCGATGGTTGCGTTGATAATAAAATCCCGAATATAATCGTCTAACAAAGTTTGGTTTAAACCCGTTAAAGTACTTGCGTTGATTTGGTCTGCAATTTCATTGTAAAGGTCTGAGCCTAAAATTTGTTGCAGTTGTAAATCTTGCACCATGATAATAGTCTGAGCGATAAGCTTGTCATCGACATTATTCTCTATTACACCATATTTCTTTATGGTGGCAGTTGATACGAAAAGTGGCTTTAAACTCATTTTATTTTTTCTTTTTAACTAATACGCTCTCAAAGAAATGGCGACAACTTGGTATATGAGTAACTGTACCCTTGATAGTTTGCCAACCGCCCTTATACTTGAATACGTCATCGTTATAACCTTTTGTACTTGCATCATTTTGTAAATTATCTATTTCTGCTCTTGTATAAAGTTTATTTGCACCTATCATTTTAACACAAAACTCTCTTGAGGTATCTAAAAGTTTAGGTTCTAAATTAGTAGTGTATCTCCATTTAGTTTCTAATCCTACCTCTTGGCTTGGGGGTTCTTGTATCTCTTCGGGAGTAATACTTATTTCGCCTTTAACCTCAGTATATTTTACTTGTAGGATGTTAGCCTTATTTAAGCGTTCTAAAGATTTGTAAAGTTCACTTTCTGAAATCTTTAATTTTTTTGCAAGGTCTGAAATCTTGTAACTCTTCCCTTTTTTAATTTCATCTAATAATTTTTGGTCATCTTCTTTTGCAAACTTGTCTGAGTCAGAGTAAACAAAACAAGATTTTACTATTTCGTAATTGTCAGCCGATTCGCCTATTTTTAAAAACTCGTTAAGTATAAAATCTTCTTGAGTTTCAAAACTTGTCTTTAAAACATCGCCTCCGACAATTGCAGGAAGATTTATAAAACTTCTAATTTCATTAGTGGTTAATATTTCAAGAATCTTAGGGGCGATAATAGGATTTGAATTAATAATAGTTAAGATGTCATCCTTCTTTACAAGGTTAGGCTTTTCAATTCCTAAACGCATATAAACCATATCAGCGAATGAATCCGCATCTATTGTTCTGCTAATTACTTCACTTGTCAACTCTATTCCGATAGGGTCTAAAGTTGTTAATTCAACTGGGTTACCTATAAATCCATACAAAGAAAGAATATAGTTCATGTCCTCTTCCTCTTCTTGTTGTTTTGGCTTTACATAGGTATTACTAAAGTGCTCCCAACTTAAATCAAATTCAGACCTACCTCCACCCAATTCGCCAGGTGTTTTAATACCAAAAAGTAAACCGTTACTTACTCGATGAGAGTAAAGTATCTTATTAATTGTGTCCTTGCTTAGTTGTTCGTATTGTTTATCGAGGTCATTACTTCTTAAAGGACTAATTTCGGGCGGTGTTGTATTTGGGTTTTGAAAGTTTAAAAGAATCTCACCTGCGTTATCCGTTCCCGAAGCTTTACTTTTAAATGCGTGTTCAATCTCTACTTGCTCTTCATCATTGATTGCCGTTCCATTAAAGAAAGTAACCATTGTTCCTGCTGAGAACCCCGTTTTAACATTGTTTAACTGAAAGAAATTACACTCAATATCCGTTTCAATCGGTGTAGCACCACTATTGTACTCAGGCAAAGGGTAAATGTCACTTGCAGGGTTATCGTCTATTAGGTAAAGGATTTGTTTTCCTTGTCTTTTCAAGGGGTTGAATGCAGGAAGCTTTACTGTATCTTCAGGAAGTTTACCGTTTGACCTTTTCCATTTAGCATTAGTACTTTGTTCTCTTGTCCATTCCTTAGAGATATAAAATTCTGACTTGTCTACGTTTGTCCGAATTGTGTTAAACGGTTGTAGCTTTACTGATTTTATTGCCCCGAAAACATCCCACTCAATTAAGTAAGCACACCCACCATATAAAGTTCTTTCAAAGATTTTCTTTCTCGCTAACTCATCAGCCGTTTGAGAATTGTTAATTGAGTTTAAAGTCTTTTCTAAAGCTACCTTATCACCGTTCCAATCGGCTTTAATTTTAAAACCTTTACCATAGATATAAGTAGCCTTACCTTTTATAATCGCTCCATGTATGCCAGAATTGTTATAAAGATAACTTAGGTAATCTGAGTAATCGTTATTTTTACCATAAGGCACATACAACATATTAGGTTGTCTGCGAAATATTGGTGTTTCATTCGCATAAAGTGGGAATTTGCTGAATGAATAATTTTTAGTTTGGCTCATATGCTTTGCGTGTTAAGGTAGATTCTTGTTCTACTCTTGAGGTTATAATCTTATCGTATGTCATCAGTCCATTTTCAACTACATTTAAACCCGTAGGCACTAAATTAGTTGAACTTTGTTCATAGACATTATAGGTGTACTCATCGCCTAAAGGTATCTGAATCTCGCCTACTAATGGACTCGGTGTTGTTGTCTTTACAACTATTGTAAACTTGTTATATCGTTCGGGATATAGGCTTAAATCAGCTGAGATACAATAGTACTTTATTTGGGTTTGGTTATTAATAAATTCAAACAAGAAGTTAGGCGATGCAATGCTTATCTTTTCAGACAAAGTCAATACCACTACATTACTTCCTAAATTTAGTCTTATCATTACTTATATTATATTAAAAAGTAACTTAAGTACAAAAAAAAAGGGAAGCCGTTAAGCCTCCCTTTCTTTAATTATAATTTATTAGATTAATGTTGTAACAATCGCTTGAGAGATTCCATAAGGATAAGTCTTCTCTTCGCCCGTAAATGTTAAAACAAAACCGTTCAAGTCAGATGCACCTTTGCCCGTTCCCGCAGTTCCCGTTGATAGGTCAAGACCATTCTCAGAACCGAACAAACTAAACAAACCGTTCTTATCTTTAACGATAAACATTAATGGCTTCTGAGCAAGTACTCTTATTTCGTTTCTCTTAGCAACATCAAAACGATCAAGTTGAAACTCAACCGACTGCATGATGTAACCGCTTCCACTTGTAACCTCACCTGCATTGTCTGCTTTAGCTTCTGCGGTGTTTCTTCTAAGTTCATATTTGTAGAACTTCTTGCCACCCGTCATCGCCATAGCTGAAACTAAACCTGCTGAAGTTGTGAAAGTAGTAGTATTAAGATACTCCAATTCTCCGATGTAAACTTCGTCCACTCCACCGATACTATCTCGGCAATCAAGA